TTCCAATCTAATGCTGCTTTTCCTGCTGCCTTACCAAATTGTATTTGTGTGTCATAAGCATGTGCTAGTTCAGCATAACCAGATGTTGTAACACCAGGAAGTGTTCTTGTTCTAGTCATTCGATCTTTTCTATATTTATCTACATCTGCCATAATTATCTTCTAGTATCTGCTTTTCCTGATTGTGTTCCTCGTTTTCCTTTTACTCCACCATGACCTGTTGGTTTAGTTCCACTTCCTCCACCACTTTGTGTTTCTCCTCCATTTTTTGGTTCTATTTCTTTTGGTGGATCTTTTGTCCAACTCATCATTTCTGATCCTGTTTGAGCTACAATCCTACCCATTTCTCCTACATATTGTTCTTTAGCTGCTTTCTTCTTTAATGCAGTTCCATGTATATTGTACTGATTTTCAATTAACTTATTTCTTTTACTTGCTAAAATTTCTCCCATATCAATATCATACATTTTTTCATTATGTGATTTTAAAGCACCTCTTGATCCGTATTCTGAATAGCCAATTCCCATAGCTCCATATGTTGCTCTAATTTTAGATTTATTTGTTTCTTCTTCTAATCTTAAATCTAATTCGTCTTGTTTTGCTTGTTCCTCTATTTCTTTTCTTTGTGCTTCTAATTGTCGTTTTTCTGTTTCTGCCTGTGCTAGTCTTACATCTCTTGCTCCTTTAGCAGCACGGGCTTGCATTACTTGTCCTCCGACAAACAATGCTATTTGTAAATATGGATTTCCTCCTCCCATTATATTATTCTACCTCTAGCAAAAGGTCGCCTGTCTTTAGATCTGGAATATTTTATTTCTCCTTTTTCTCTAGCTTTTTTGGCAGGAGATTGCCAAGAAGTTCCTGGTATTCCACCAGAAGTTAAAGGTAAAACAAATAACGATTTGCTCATTATTCTATCTGTTGTTTTATCATGCCATATTTTTGCTTTATCTATATCATAATCAACAGTTTTTGTAGATGTTCCAAATATCTTTGATTTTGGGTAATTCAATGCTTTATAAAAACCCATTCTAGCTTTAATCCTTTCAGGACTTCCTGTTGTTAATATTTGTCCTTCTTTATTTTTTATAACATTTAAAGTTTGTTCTCCCTTAGCTAAGGGAGTTAATTGTGATAATAATTTTTTTCCACCCCATTCTAAAAATTTTTTACTATTTATACCTCCCATTTTAAAAACTTACCTCTAAAGACATTCCTAATACTTTTGCTTCCAACGGCTGATCTTGTGTTACAGTTATAGTTGGAGCATTACCATATCCCATAATGGCAACTTCTTTTCTTCCTGTAAACGCACTTGGATCTGCCTGTTGGTCATCTTTGACTTCTCTAAAAGTTATATCTTTATTATTAACTAATACATTTCTTGCTGTGTTTAAATCTATATTTACTCTATTAACTCTTCTTTGTTCTCCAGTAAGTGGTCCTCCAGTAACAACTGTATCTACTGGCATAGTTTCTAATGTAGGAGTATAATCATATCCTCCTCTAACTGTTGCATGAGCTTCTGATAAAACTATTTTGTTATTACCAACAGTTGATTCTGGCATAGCATATATTGGAGAATCGCTAGGAGCTGCAAATTTTAATGCCTGTCCTGTTAATGTAGAAAAACCATCGTGTATTCTAGTTACTGTAAAAGTTATAGCTGCGTTATCAGCAGGAGTAGATGCTAAAGCATCGTTTAATGTTAATGTTACTTCACCACTAGACATAGTTGATACACCATTTATTGTATGTGTTTCTGATAATCCTGCAATAGTGAATTGTTCTCCTACAAATGGTTGGTCAGTTAATCCATCTACAACTAAAGTATTACCAGTATTACTTGCTCCTTTAACTAATGGAGTTCCGTTAGCATAGGCAGTATCTGTAAAACTGCAATCTAATGTTATAGTATTATCTTCACTAAATTGTTCTAATGTAAAAATATCTGTAGTTCCAGGATCTGTATCGCCACCAGTAAAATTAGTAACTGTTAATCTAACTGGATCTGAACTTGTAACTGTAAGATTATTATTACCTATATCATTTCTTGTAACTGTAATTACATTTGATGCAGGATTAGGAGCTGAATATCCTGCTAAAGCATTAATACCAAGAACTCCACCAGCTCCGACAGCAATATTATCTGCTGTAGATGCCGCATCTACTCCTACACTAAATTCATTTGGATTAGTAGTTGGGTTTGTTGCTGTCCCTGTCATTGTTGTAGAAACACCAGCATTGTCCGTAAATGTGAGAGTAGTTCCGACAGCAATGTTGAGTGCATCTGTAACTGTAATTGTGCAAGTTGCATGTGAAGAAGGTGCATCTGATATAGTAAAACTTCCACTTCCTTGTGATGTTAATATTAATCTAGTTGCTGTTGTATTTGCCAAACCTCCAACATAAGTAGTATGTAAATAAAAAGTACTAGAATTTACTACATAAGCAAAATAAACTGTATCTCCATCCATTGTGGTTGCAACACTATTAACTGTTCCTGATGGATATGTTCCTCCATTATTAGTTACAATTACATCATCGCCTGTTGTTAATCCATGACTAGATTTAGTAAATAAACCATTTGATACATTAATTGCAGTTGCATCTACAGAAGTTACTATGTCATTCTTTTGTCTTTTACATACTGTAAACAATTTGTTATCTACTGCTTGAACACTAATATATCCTGTATTAGATGTAGATGTATATCTTGTATTCCATTCTGTCCATCCTGCTAATTTCTCAGATCTGATAGAATGAAAGACTGCCATAATACCATCATTCATTACCCAGAAAGCAAATTGTTCTGGTCTTTTTTCATTACCATAAATAACAGTTGAATCTGTTGGAGTATTAATTAAATGTCCTGAAGTTAAACTTATTGAATCTGCTGTATATGCAGATTCTAAATCTGTATATAAAAATTCTCTAATAGACTTTCCATTTTTTTGTGAAAATAATGTAGCACCATCTAATAATTGTGGTTGTGTTCTATCTGCACCATGAGGAGTTTGTCTTCTAAATGTTATACTAGCAGGAGTAACTGCTGTAGTAGTTGCTGATGTTTCATAAAATTCACCTGAATCTGTAAATAGTTGTAAATTTCTAGAAGATACCAAATGTCTAACTTCATTAACCTGATCTGTTCCTAATAATACTTGTATAGCATCACTTGCTGATGCATCATCAACATCAAAATTATCATAATCAGAAGTTTGAGATGCAAAAATACCATTAGGTAATGCAGGTGTTCCTGCAAACCATAATCTATCTTCGTGAAATACAACTGCCGAAGGATATCCTTGTTCAGCAGAAAATGCTTGTTCATCCCAGTCTTGATCTGCTGTAGTTGATGCTAATGTTTCTTTTACTGTTCCAGCCATAACAGTTGTTGATGCTTTAGTTGTAGTTAATACTTCTTTTCCTTTATATCTTACTCTTATTCCTTCATGGTCATCTGTCCAGTAAGCAGCAGATGTAGTTAAATTAATTGTTCCTGAAGTTGCACTTGGTGTCAATGTCATTGTTGCAGGAGCAAATTTATAATAAGGTTGGTATACTGGATTAGTTGATGAGTGAGCTGCAAAAGCAAAATTACTTACTGTAAAAGTAGTTGCTGAAGTTCTTAAAATTTCTTGTGGTTGCATTAATCTATGAACTACATACATTGTATCTCCATATTGTGCAAAATTTAATTCAAACAACATAGCAGTAGTCCAAGGACAACTTGTAATTTCTTGGGTTAAACTAATAGTTGAATTATTTACATCATAGATTCTTAATTTTGTATTCATAAATACAAAAAGATATTCTTCTGTATCTGAAAAAATAAAAGGAAGTAATCTTCCAGTACTGGCTAGAGTATCAATATGTAAACTGCCAGGTCGCCTCATTACTCCACCTTGTTGAAGTAAGGAAAAATTTTTTAATTGTGTACATCCTTGAAAGTATGCTGTTACATCACTTCTGGATGCAAGATTAGGATCTAGTTCTCCTGCTGAAAATGTAGATAATAAAGTTTTTATCTGTGGCATATCTAACTTCTTGAACTAACATTTTTTCTAAATACAGTAAACCTTGATTTATCTAATACTTTATTTGTTCTTTCTTGAGCATCTAAAGTTCTAGCTGTTCTCATTTGTATTTGAAATTTTTGTTCAAATGCTCCTACTAATTGTGCTGATCTAGCGATTGCTGCTCCAAATAAACTTGCTAATTGATATTCTAATCCTGCTATAAAGTATGGTGGAAATTGATCTTCTTCTTGTCTAAATGTATAATCCATTATAACAGTAGCTGTACTATCTAAATTACAATAAACTTTATCTCCATACTTTTCATATTTAACTAAATTATCATTAACTGTTACAGCATGTATCATAATACAATCTGCTGGTACTTGATATCCAGCATCCCATCTACCATGTGGTGTATCTTCTAATCTACTAAGTTGAGCTTGTTGTGTTGAAAATCTCCATCTTGTTTGAGTAAGTAAAGATCTTAATGTATCTTCATATAATTGATCAGCAACATCTGATTCTGTTGTACCATCATCAAACGAACTTATAGTGTTTGCTCCAATCATAGTTAATGCTTTGGAACATATATCAAATTTTGTTGTCGATTCGTTTGTATTTGCAGCAACCATATTTTTCTCTTAAGTTTGCCAGTTTCTGTTTCCAAGTACTGGCGAACTCAGAATCTTATTTCATTAATGTTAATCCACTATTAAGCTTCTATTACAGTAGTAACTGTACTGGATGACGCAGCCGAAACTATTACTGTATCTACTACAACATTTGAACCACCAGAACTAATCAAAATGATATCTCCAGCAGTCAGTTGTTCGTAGTCAGCTAAGAAATAGTCCGTGCCAACAATCGTTCCAATAGCATCTCCATCATTATAATACCAGAGAGAGTTACTTTCACCCATTTGGGATACTTTCTTAATTGGATTACTTGTTGCATAAGCCATTTAAAATAAACTCCTATTCATCACACTCTACTACTCTAAGACCGTCTTGGTCAATGATTTGTGCTCCCATTGACATAGATGATGTTACTAAGTGTGCGACTTTTTCTGGTACATAATTGATCTCGGTGCTTACATCGTGTCCAATACCTAAGCCAGTAGAGCTTGAGTGCCAAGCTACAGAATCTCTTTCTGAGCTATTTTTAGTTAAACCACTATGGGTAAACCATAGATAACCTAACCATCTTTTGGCAACCATACCACCTGGGAGTGGAAGTTGGTCGTAACCAACATAATCAGCACGACTAAATTCATCTATATCGATTAATTCAGTCCATGCTTTTGGAGCAACAACCCAATATCTCTGACCATCGTCAGGAACATCAGCGTTACCCATTCTTTCCCATTCAGCAAAAGCTTTAGCTTTAGTCATACCACCAGAAGTAGTTATAGTTGTACCAGTTGCCCATTCAGTTGTAAGAAGTAAGTCAGTTTTTCTGCCTAATGCATAAGCAGCATTTTGTGCGACTACATTTCTTTCATCTATATTGGTTTTTAACAGATCTAACTTATCTACATACTCAGATGCATAGTAATCAGCAATCGTTGCGTCAACATAACTATGTGTTAAATCCATCGCTACAACTTCAGCATGTCTAGCTTTAGTACTAGCACTACCTTTAGCGACTTTTTGGAAACGAACAGTATTACCTACTACATTGTTTATCACACGAACTGTGTTTTTTAACTTTGAACCCATCCTTTGAAACGCAAGATGAACTTCAGCTTCAAATTGTGTAATAAAAGCTTGTGTTATCGTAGCAGCCATTATATATACCTCGTTTGGTTAATAAAAAATAATAATAAAGGTTTCTCGCCAATATTTTTATCTCTTATCCAGGATGGGGAGAATATTGAATATCTTTGGACCCACCCTAATGTAGATCAAATACACTATATTATGCAACGCACAAATTAATATGTGGGATATTTTCTTTTTTTTTTCTTTTTAGCCAAGCTTTCCTGCACTTCCCCCATCTGCTGGTTCATTTCCATACTTTTTATTAAACTGCTCAGTTACATAATTAACATAAGCAATATCTCTTTTGTTTGGATCTGAATATCTAGGATCAGCCATTAAAGCTTTTAAGTCCATATCTGATGCAGCAGAACTAACAGCAGCACCTTGAAGATCTCCAATTGATGGAGTGGCTATAGTATGCATTATCTGTTCCATTGTTTGAATACCTTGAGCAGTAGAACATAAATGTTCTACAGCAGCATATCCATCTTCATCTAAATGCTTTTTTGACCATAATTGAACAGCTTCTATTCTTGCATTAGCATTATCTCCTAAAGCTGACATTTCAACATTTGGATCTGGTAACTCAGCTTTCTGTGCTTCCATATACATATTAACCATAGAATTAACTTCATCCTGGTTCATTTTATTTTCATGTGCTGTTTGTTTAAAATACTGCCAAACTGGAGATTCTTCCATATAATTTTGTTGTTCATCATTATATTCTCCTTCTGGTAGATTTAATTTATAAGCATCTGGACTTTCAGGAACATCAACAAGAGCTTTTTCATTATATTCTTTTGCAAGCTCTTTAGATAATTCTTCCTTTCGTTGTCCTAACTTACCTTCTAAGTTACGATAACTTTCAGATAGTTTTTCAACTTCTACTAATCCTTTCTCTGTATTCCAGAATTTATCCATACCTTTTAAATATTCAGGCATTTCTGTAGTTGTGGTTACTGGTTCTTCTTGAGCAGTATAATCAGGTTCTGCTTGTTTCACAGATTCTTGTGATTGTTCTTGTGGAACTTCCTTTACATCATTTTGTAACTCTGCTTGTTCTGATGATTCGCTTGTTTGGTTTGACGATTCTTGATCGGGCATCTGTACCTCCTTGGTTATGTGATGTTATCCTTCTTGATAAAATTGCGACTATATAACGCATACCTTCTAAATGACGAAGGTGTTCATTAGTAATATTAGGACCACTAACTGCGTCTACAGATATTGATCTTAAATAGTTTATTACAGCTTGTCCATTTGGACCTGCAAAAACTGATGCTACTAATTCATTTAATTTATTTTCTTCTTCAGGTGATCTAGCATATCCATCTATACTAATCCCTCCTTGTTTTTTTTCTTCTTGTAAATCTTTCCAAGCCATTATTGAGTTCCTCCTTCAGGTAATTGTTGTTGTGCTAATTGTTGCATTTGTTCTAAAATTGCTTTCTGTTCTTCTTTATCACGAATTAAATCTCCTGGCAAGCCCATTTTTCTACCAATATATTCTGCTACTACATCTGTTTTAATAAACATATTTAATGATTGTGGTCCAAATTTACTACCTATTAATTCTAAGAATCTATCTATAATCATAACATCCTGGTTATTTTGTGCTTGAGCTAAAGGAGATACTGGTTTAATTTGTATTTCTTTATTACCAATAGATGGTAAATTAATTCTTCCTTGTTTTCTTAAAATATATATAACTCTTTTTAATATAGGTATAACAAATTCTGCTTGTAATCTACCAAAAGCAGCACCGATTTGTCTTGAAAGATCTGCCATTCTTTCTGTAATTTCTGTAGCAGTTGCTGGAGTTCTATTTGGATCTCCTAGTTG